CCTTGTGGCCGGTGGCGGTCAGCAGGGTGTTGCCGGAGATCTCCACCCATCCGGCGTCGACGGCTGCGTGGAGCAGAGCGGGCGGGATGAACACCGTGCCAGCATTGCCCTGCAGCGTCTCCGCCAAGTGGGCTTCGATCGCGTAGGCGGCCGCCGAGACGTTCGCTGCGTCGGACAGCACCTGGGCGTCGGTGAGGAACGCCGGGCCCATCGAGGCGTAGCCGGTGATCAGCTCGCCGGTGAGTGCCGCCGACATGAGGGTGCGCATCCGACGGAGCAGGCGGGGGGTGATACCGGTGAACGACGAGCTGGACAGGTCCGGCTGCGACAGCGTCGAGCAGGCCAGGCCGTCGACCACCTTGAATGCCGGATGGACGACGAGGTCGTCGAAGCTGCGGATCGCTTCGTACTTGAAGTGGTCGACGTTGGCGGAGATGATGGTCCCGTTGCCGTCCAGCGCCGGGCCGTCGCCGTTGATCAGATAGTCGGCGGTGCAGTCAAGGTTGCCGGTGACGAGAGGAGCGCACCCCCACGGCTGATGCTGCACACCCTGGCCGAGACGGTCGCGTCCCTCCTTCGACGTCTGGTCTGCCGACAGGGGGGTGGCGACGTCGACGAGCAGGCCACGGGACCGTGGTGCCGGGGGAGCGAGTTGGATGGTGACTTCACGACCGGTGGCTGCCACGACGTGTTCCTCTCATGAACGACGAATGACCGGGCCGACGTGCGACCCGGCCATTCGTTGTGGACTACTGGTTCCTGACGGATCAGGAGATGGTGTTGCTGCCGTCGCAGTTCAGGACTTCGTCGGCGATCTGGATGCCATTGTGGCAGAGATCCTCGATGGTGAGGAGGTATGCCGGGCACGAGTTGGTGTCCACGAGCGCCTCGAAGTTCTCGAAGAAGAAGGTGAACTGGTTCTTCGAGTTCGACGAGTTGTCGCGGTAGATGTTGTTGCCGGTGACACCGATCGACAGCTCGCCACGATCCATGACGGCGAACTTGCCGCGAGGAGCGACCACCATCTCGACCGAAGCCGGGAGCAGGTTGAGGACGCCGCCGGTCTGAACGGCCGGCACAGCGGTCGCCCACGACGGGGTGTCGATGAAGAAGTGGGGTTCCACGCCGACGTCACGGAACATGGCGTCGATCGTGCCGTCCGACGGGACCGAGATCGAACCACCGTCGGTTGCCCGGCGGGAGATGATGTCCATCTTCATGGCGTAGCGAACCCAGCGGGGCATCCATGCGTCCATCTCGCCGTTGTCCCAACGCTCCTCCTCCTGATGGAGGGCGAGCATGTTGAGCACCGTGCGGGTGATCGACACCGACGAGCCGTAGCCCAGGTCGGACTGGGTGACAGCGAGCGCCGCCGTACCCATCGCTTCGAGGAGCTGCGTCTCGGCGAGACGGGCGTGCGAAGCGGCGAGCCGGTTCAGGTACGCCTCAACCAGTTCGGGGAACGTCATGGCCAGCAGGTTCTGGACGGTGAGGCAGCGCCACACACCGTAGAGCCGGTACAGGGTCGGCTCGGCGCACTCAATGACTGCGCACTCCTTCACCGACGGGTCGGTGCCCTGCACGCTGATGTCGTCATCGTTGTCCCAGATGCCGACACCGAGGCCGGTCTGGTCGGTGATGTCCGACAGCGACGGGCTCGGGTAGATCGTGACGGCGCCACGGGCGTCCGGCTTGTAGGCGGCGAGCGAGCCACGCACCGGGCGGCGGTCCGTGTTCCAGCAGTCGAGGTCGTACTGCGGTTCGGCGGGGGCGCACATCTCGGCCATGATCTCCGGCTCGAACTTGCGCAGGTTCTGCGTGAAGTCGTCGCCGAGGGTGTGGGCCTCGTCGAAGTTGCCGGGGACGAACGCCACCTGGAACTTCTCGGTGGTCGACGTGTTCACCGAAGAACCGACGTCGATGAGGGTCTCGGCGAGTTCCAGCCACGAACTGAACCCGGAGCCCGGATCCTTGTCGCTGACACCACCGCGGGCGAGCAGCTTGTCCGGGGTGAACCGGCCCTTCGTTGCGGGCTCCTCGGTGAGAGCGACGGAGGCACCGGTTGAGGTGCGCACCTTGGCGGGCTTGGACACGGATGCCTCCACTTCGGGTTCGGTCTCGTCCTCAGCGCCGGACGAGGCGTCTTCGTCGGCGGCCTCCGTGGAAGCCTCCTCTTCGATCTCTTCGTCGACCTCAGCCTCTTCGGCGAGATCCTCGACGACAGGCTCGGCCTCTTCGTCTTCGCTCATCTCGGTGGAGGCGAGAGCGTCCTTCGTCTTCGCGAGGGCGAGGATCTCGGTCCGCTTACCCTGGAACTCGAGGGCAGTCTGGAAGTCCTCGGCCGTGGCGTCGGCGTTCTCGTTGACCGCCTGGACGGCGGTACGGATCTCGGCGGCGAGCGCCCGCAGATCAGTGGCCGAGAGGGCTGCCAGATTTTCGGGGATTGTGGGGAACATGCGGTGCCTCCTCGGCATTGGTCGCGCGTATTGGTTGACATCGTGCCCGCCGGGGATGCTCAAAGGCAAGCCGGGACGCGAAGCGGCCCCTCCAGTTTTCACACCGGGGGGCCGCTTCAGTGCGGAGGATCAGAACCGCGACGACAGGTTACTCGTCGTCGAGGGCCAGTGCGAGACGCAGTCTGGCTGCGTGCCGTTCCCGGTCCAACGCGTCACCGAAGTCGAGGGTGAGCTGCGGGGTGTCTTCGCTGCAAGCCGGGAACGACGCGACGAGTTCGTCGATGAGGCCGTTCTCGTCGATGGAGAACCCGTCACCGGGAACGTCGAACCCTTCGGCGTTGACGCACACGATCGCCTTCAGACGCGAGCCTTTCCAATGGCCGGAGATGCGCGACGCTCGAGCGGCGAGCACTTGGCGTTCCTCGACGCCGGGCCGGACGTAGCCGGACAGCCACGGGCCCAGCTTGCCGGCGGTGATGCGGACGTCGGCCCAGGTGTTCTCGATGCCGCCGTACGCCGACACGTAGTCGCCGTCGGGTGCCTTCTTGTGGCCGCCTTCGAGGAAGATCGGGCCGGTGCCGACCATGCCTTTGTCGGTGAGGACGCCCGGCTTGTTGTAGGAGGCGTAGTTGTCGTCGGGGCGGGGCACTCGGGTGCAGCGACCCATGACGCCGTCGTGGCACGAATCCCACAGGGCGAGGTGGCCGGTGACCGGGATCCAACCGTCGGCGGTCGGTTCGCCGACAGTCAGCTTCTGAGGCTTGTCGGCTTCGACGGCGTGGAACATCTCCCACGGCGGGAGAGTTCCGGCGTCGGCTTCGATCTCGGCTTCGTCGGCGAGCAGCATCCGCATGTCCAACGGTGCGTCGACGATCAGCGGCGTGTCCTCCGCCATCCACGACGCGACGAGTTCGTCATCGTCGAGGAGTTCGGCGGCAGCGTTCGCGAAGGCGGGCTTGCCGACGAGGGTGGTGGCGGCGATCTTCCACGACGTGAACAGGATGCTCAGGTCGTCGGCCTCCTCGTCGTAGTCGAACTGGACCTTGACTTCGGCGAGGTCGACCGAGTTGTGACGCAACGCCTGGGTCTTCAAATATTTGACGGCGTCGCGACCGTTCTGGTCGTCGAGCAGCCAGCCACGCCCGGACGCCACACCGTCTTCGAACGTCACCTCGTGCAGGGCGCCGACAATGACAGCCTGGTCGTGGCCGGACGTGTTGATGAACTGGGCGTAGATGGTGCGCGGCAGATCACGCACACCGCGCCCGTCACCGGCGAGAGTCCGGCCGTCACCGGTCTTCACGTCCATGAGGGCGAGTTCGGGGAAGACAACCTGACGGAGCATCCCTTCCGGCTTGGTCATCGGCATGTTGCCGTACGTTTCGCGCATGTCAGTTCATCTCCTATACGGGCCGCTCGGTGCGCGGCGTGTCGCTGTCTTGGCTGTCCGGGCTTCCGTCAGCTCCACCCCCGCCCGGACCCGCCTCGGACTCATCGGCCGGTGAGTCGGCCACTGGGCCAGGGGGCTTGGGAGGGGTGAGCGCCTTTTCCCAATCGACCTTGTCGTACTCGGGCAGGCCGTGCATCATCAGCACCGGATTCTTCGTCTGGCCGCCAACCCAGCGCACGTACTCGTCGCCTTCGAGTGCGTCATCTTCGCTCGCGCCAGACATGCGACGCACCGCTTTGGCCCTGATGAGGCCCCGGTCGGCAAGCTGGCGGGCGTCTTCCTGCTGGTTCGCCCGCACCGTGGAAGCGGACAGGTCGAACCAGATGGAGTGACGCAGGATCTGCTCGGGCTCCATCCCGTCGGCCTGGAGCTGCTTGTGCAGGACAAGCCTGGTGAGTGCCCAGCACATCGTCTCGAGATCCGGTTGCACGGCGATGCGCCGTTCTTCGTCTGCGGCCGACCAGCTCGAGAAGTGGTTCTGGTTGGAGGTGCCCTTCGTCATGTCCTGATTGGAGTCGAGCCCCTGCAGGATGCGCCCGATCAGTTCGCGACGCAACTCCAGGTCGGTCTGGAACAGTTCGCGGTCCATGACGATGTGCTTGAGTTGCTCACCGGCGTCGCCGGGGCCGCGCAACAGGATGGGCATGGCGGCGGTGGCGTCCTCCCAGTTCTTCACGTTGCGGGTCATCGCTGCGATCAGGAAGTTGACGGTGTTGTCCACCTCCTGCCCGGCGATCTGCTGCTGGTTGCGGGTGACACGGGCGTTCGCGATCGAGTCGGGCAGGAAGAAGATTCCGGCGAGAGCGAAGCGTGACATCAGCTTCGCCT